GGCGACTATTCATACACACGCGCGGCACCTGCGGGCGCGGGCGCGGGCACAACCATGAGCGGCTTACCTGCCAACGCATCGGCCATTCTCGCCGGCTATAAAGCGGGGGTGTTTATCTGATGGCCGGGCTATTCATACCAGGGTTCGCAATCTGGCGCGCAGACCGCACAGCGGACGGCAAGGGCGGCTGGATTGATGGGTTCGCAGTGTCCACGGCAAGCGTTGAAGGCAGGCTGTCACCGCTCTCCGCCAGCCGCACGCCGCGCGCTATGCAGGAGCGGGGCGTCCTGGCGCTGCGGTTCTCGACGCCGTTTGCCACCGACATTCAGGCCGACGATCAGGTTCGCAAGGGCGGGCGCACGGTTCGCGTCGATGCCGTTACCATCACTTCCAGCGACACGCGCAAAGAGTGCGTTTGCGAGGAGGTGACCTGATGGCTGTGGATCTCAAATGGACGCCTAAAATAGTGACGAAAGCGGCAGCCGTGCAAATCGAAAGGCGAATGGCCAAGGCAATGCTTACTTTGGCTGGTATTGCGCAGCGAAAAATCAGTGTCGGGCAACCAACACGGCGACCAAAAAACAAGGAAGGCGAGGCATCGGGTCCGGTCTACGGACTAGAGCCGTCTGTCGCGCCAAATCCGCCTAAAGTCGTGACTGGCGCGCTGCGAAAATCCATCGTTCACGAAGTTGTGGTGGAGCCGTTCGCCATTGTCGGACGAGTCGGATCAAATCTGGTTTATGCGCGGCGATTGGAATTGGGATTCAGTGGCGCGGATAGCCTTGGCCGAAATGTCAACCAAGAGGCGCGGCCATATTTGCGGCCTTCGTTGACTGAGAACCTGCCACGTTTGTTGAAATTTCTGGCGGATAGAAAATGATGGACATCACCCAGGCCGTCTATGACAAACTCTCGCAGGACGCCACGCTGGTCGCGCTGCTCGCCACCTATCCGAACGGCTCGCCGCAGAACCCGGCTATCTTCACAGCATGGCCGGTGCCGCCCGACGCCGCCCGGCCGTATGTCTACAGCCGCGGCTCGGTGAGCGACACGCATTTCGACGGGATCGACAATACTACCTTGGGCCGCGACATTATCCGCGATGTGACGTGCATTGCCGACAACACCGGCTCGGACGCGGCCATCGAGACAATCGCGGAACGCATCCGCACGATATTGCACCGGCAACTCCTGACCGTGCCAAACGGTAAGCATGTGATGAGCCAGTGCATAGGCGGGCCATCAGTGGCCGAAACCGACGACACCCTTACCGGGCGTCACTTATCAATCAGAATCGTCACGATGGAAGGCTAACACAATGGCAGCAACGGAAAGTTTTGGACTTATCCTGTATCTGGACGCAACCGCTGGCGGTTCGCCGTCTCTTTACACGGAAATCGCAGGCGTTACCGAAATCGGCGGGTTGTTTTCGTTTGATCGCTCGATCATCGACACGTCACTGATCAGCGCCGAGGTTAAAGAGTTCTTGGCCGGACAGCTCGATCCTGGGTCTCTTGACTTTGGGCTACTGTTCGACCCAGGGGAGGCAACGCATGGTGACTTGACGGGCCTAATTTTCACGATGAAAACTCGTGGCCTGTTTAGCTGGTGCCTGAAAATTCCGGCATCGACGACGCCGGGGGCTGTCGCAACATACATGTACTTCCAAGGCGTCACCACGGCACTATCGCCGGCTGGCTCACAGGATGACGTAATCCGCGCAACCGTCTCAATCAAAATGTCGGGCCTGCCGATATTCGATGCGCAAGCACCGGCCACCGCGTAATGCGTAAAAACGCGCATACCGGAACAGTGACGATCCAGACGAGCGGGGGCGAGGTTCGCCTCCGTTTCGACTGGGAAGCCATCGGCGATCTTGCCGGCCAGTTCGGCAAAGAGTGGGAGTCGGAGGTCTCACGGATTATCAGCGAGACGGACACAGCCGGGATTGCCAAGATTCTCGCTATTGCATCGGATAAGGATGCCGAATTCTGGCTGAAGGAATCGCCGCCGGTTATTCCAACATCACAGGCAATTCACGAAGCGTTGCATGTGGCTTTTGTTGGTGCAGGAGGGCTTGGCGAAAACCCTCATCTGGCCCGCCAGTTAGTGATCCGGTTAGCAAATCTTTTCAAGTCTGGGTCGAACTCGGCGGGCGTGCAGCAGACTTCTGGGGCATGACACCTTGGCAGTCGCTCATTGCTTCTAAGGCGATGGGCAAACGAATTGGTGACGAGGCGAAACAAGGCATGGCCCAGGCGTGGCAAACCGCTAATTTGACGAGGGCGAAAAAGATTCCTCCGTTGTCGAAGTTCGTCGGTGACCACGAGCGCGCGCCAAAATCATCTGATGACATCGTGAAGGCACTGCAAATGAAATTCGGCGGGGTGAAACCTAATGGCTGATCTGGGTAAAGTCGGTGAAGCCTACGTCGAATTGCGGGCCAGGTTCGATAAACTTGAGCAAGAGTTAAAAGGCTCACGCGGACGGATTGGCGCAAGCGGCAAGGCGGCGGGCACCGCATACGCTACCGAATTCGGCACGTCGGCAACGGCTGGATTCAAGCGCGCTCTTGTCGGGCTGGTATCTGTCGCAGCGATTACCCAACTTGGCCGGGCGTTCGTCAGGGCCGCCCTGCCATTCAATGCCGCTCTTTCGGAAACCACCACGCTGATTGACGGGACGGTAAAGGAAACCGAGTTTCTGCGGGATAGCGCCCGCGAATTGGCAAAGGAATTCGGCGGCAGCGGCACCGAGCAGATCAAAGGATTTTACCAGGCAATCAGTGCTGGCGCTGGCACGGTTGAGCAGGCGGCAACGCTGCTTGGCACCGCTAATAAACTCGCCGTTGGTGGCGCAACTGATCTTGTCACGTCAATTGATGCTCTAACGTCGGCAACGAATGCTTATTCTAAGGCTGGCCTGACGGCTGCGGATGCGTCCGATATTTTATTCGTGGGCATCAAGGCTGGCAAGACAACGGCTGGCGAACTTGGGGCATCAATTGGTAATGTGGCGTCGATTGCATCTGATGTTGGCGTGAATTTCGATGAATTGGTGGCATCTGTTGCGGCTCTAACGACGACAGGCGTTAAAACCACGACAGCGGTTAACGGTGTGCGCGCGATCCTGGCGGCAATTCTCAAGCCGTCCAAAGAGGCGAGCGAATTAGCGGAAAAACTTGGCATTGATTTTAGTACGGCGGGGCTAAAAGCCAAGGGTTTTTCCGGATTCCTGGAAGATCTAGTCAAGAAAACTGGCGGCTCTAGCGATGCGATGGCGCAATTGTTCGGCGGTGTCGAGGCGTTGGCACCTGCTATTGCGTTGACAGGGGCAGTTTCAGAGAAATTCGCCGACACAATGGACGCAATGCGCGAGCGCGCGGGCGCGGCGGATGCCGCATACAAGAAAGTAGCGGAAGGTTTAGAGCGTAGATTTCTTGTCATATTGGGAAAAGTTGGGGTTCAGGCCGAAATTCTTGGCACCAAGATTCTAGGGGTGCTGGTTCCGGCGCTTGAGGCTTTGGGGGAAAGTATATCACTAATCGCCGATGCGATGCTTTCGGTTGCACTGGTTAATATTCCAAGAATGATAGGTGCGCTGGCTACTTTGGCGACCGGCGCTGGAATAGCTGGGAAGGCAATAAAGGCTCTAGGCGTTGGCTTGACGTTCTTGGGCGGTCCTATCCGGCTGGCTGTTGCTGCGGGCGTGCTATTGGTCAGTAATCTTAATTCTATCGCGATAGCTATGGGATTAGTAGAAGATTCATCGGAAGAACTTAATAAGGCGCTCGCCGCTGAAAGGGCAAAATCTGACGAATTGAGCGCTTCATTAAATGCTGGCGTAACCATGTCCGAAAATACGGCGCAAGCGAAGCTAAAAGAAGCGCAGGCAAGGCTGAAAAATGTGCAGGCGATCCTTTTAGAGCAGGCGGCGTTGAAAAACATCACGAGTCAAATCAATGATGAGCAAGATTTGATTGATGGGTTTTCGGATGTAGACCCCAAATATTTAACCGATTTTGATAAAGCAACGCTTGCAGGGGCAGAGGCCACAATCGCCGCTCTTAAAGCCGAGAGAGACGAGAGATTATCGCAAAATGAAGATGTGATTCAGATCACAGAAAACATTGGAAAACTTGAAGACGCACTGGCGAGCATGAGAGAGCAGTCAGGATTTGGCGGTCCGTTTGTTCCAGCCGTTATTGATCCTGTACTCACCGGTAAAACAAAATCCACAGGCGATAAAGACGCGGAAAAAGACTCCAAAGACAGGCTGGCGGCTATTGAAAGCCTGCGTGATGGCATCAAGGGGCAAATCGAGGACGAGAAAAACCTTGATGAAGAAATCAATCTAAGGCTGGCTAACTCCGGCGCTGAAAAAGGCGTCATTGAAGACAAGATTGATTTGCTCAAAATCGAGCGGATCGAACGGCAGTTGAACGAAGCGGCCATAATGGCCGAGGCTGACGCGCTTTCCGCTAAAAATGCGGCTGATAAGGCGGCGGCACAGGCCAAGATTGACGAAATTGCCGCCGCTCAAAAACTGATACCAGAACTTTATAAAATCACCGAGTTGCGGCAGGAAGATTCCGATAGGCTTGACGATCAGACTGCCGCAGCGGCTCGCGCGAAGGAAACAACCGACGCGATGAATTCGGCGTTGCAGGCTACCAGCGACGAGCTTGTTGCGGCGGCATTCGAGGGCGGAAATTTCATCGAGATACTCGCCAAGCTGGCGTTGAAGCTGCTCGAAATCCAGTTGATGCAGGCAACGGGCGCGCAGTCAGGTGGCGGCGGCGGCTTCCTCGGGATTGCATTGAAGGCGGTGCTTGGCGGCATTGGTGCCGCCTTTGGTGGTGCTGCCGCTGGTA